TTTGTCCCATAAGGATCAATTGCTGATGCTAAAGTAGTGCATTCTGGCTTATCGTAAAACATTTTTATTTCTCCAAAATAATATTTTGTTTTTTGTATAAACAAATAAATTTTCTATTTTAATTTCTGCACTACAATGTTCTTCACTGTAGTGTTTTGTTTGAAAGTACGGCGAATACATTGTTTTGCTAAAATATCTTTTAGGGCCATTAATCATGGTATTTCCTGAATCTCTTCATCTGGGAAATCTTTTAGTGCTTCAACAATCTGGAAAGCTAAAAAATAAGATTTTGCTATAGTAAAATCAGGAGCGGTCATTCTTATTAACTCTGCCGCTTTTTCTACTTTTTTGTTAGCTATCATTATGTTTATATTATACCATTAAAAAAACAAAACCCTGCGAGAGGCGGATCTCAGCAGGGGTTTGTCTTAGTATATATTATACTATTTTAGCAAATCATTTGCAACAAGTTCATCATAAACTTCAGCAAGGAGGTACTGTATCGCTACAATTCCCTCCTGTATTTTACTTTCTGTTTCTTCTGGGCTCATTCCAGAATTTATACCAAGATATCTGTTGCCTTCAACAAATTTATCTGTCATTATTTTAATTACAGACTCTTTATCCATTTTCTTCTCCTTGATTTTTATATGACGGGGCTGGCCCCAAAAGAAATCCTTCTTGGTGATATTCTACCATTTTAGATATTTGAATTCTAGACTCCTCATCTTTTGCAAGTAAATTAGCCACTAGAGTTAGCATGTCATACACTCTATGAAGCATAATATAATTAACTAAAGGTAAATTGTCTTCTAAAGGTTGATTTTGTAAGTTTTCTTCATTCAACATTTTTTAGCTTAATATCCTTTATAACGTCTTCTAATAGGGATCCGTTATTACTATGCCATTTTAAATATTTTAAAAATACTGATATGGCGTTAGCTGCTAAAAACTCAGTATTCATATGTATGCAAGGGATATTTTTTGCTACCGCCCTGACTAAATCCTGATCTAAATCAACTCTTTCCATAAACAAACCTTTCCATATTTTTATATAAATGAGTTCCTATATATTTTTTGTAATCGCAGGAAAGACAATATATAAATATTTGATCTTCCTGATCAGTATTTGCAAAAAGAAGGCCTTGATCCAATGGACAATCCATTTTCGGAACAAGACCCTCTTTTGAGAGAGACAAATATTTAGACACTATCTGTATCTTCAATTTATCTCCTAATTAATTTGGAAACTGACTTATCAATTTCCTTGCTTTGTTTATAGAATTAGGCCATGACGACCAATTCTTACCGCCTTGAGTCATATAATACGTTATCTCTGCGTTTATGACTGGATCAAATAGAAGTACATTTGATCTCAATTCGAATTTCTCTCTACGATCCGTGCCAAGAGCTCCCAGCATATTGATCTGAAAAATTCCGTAGGAACTGTCTCCAGTATTCCTGTTGCCATTATAAGCCATAGGTCGTCCATTAGACTCCGCTTTAGCCATAGCCCACGCCATTTTAAGAGCGCTACCTTCAAATCCTACAGAACTTAGTAATTTTTTTAATTCTAAGTCTGTAAGCATTTCTGAAGGCTTATATACAGTATTGCTGAATTTTTCCAGCGCTTCTTTCTTCAGTTTTGCTTCAGATACAGGATCTGGTTTTACAACTAGATACTCTGCATTTTCTACCACAACAGCTTTTGCTGGAGTTATGTTTACTACTGGCGAACCAGAATATAAAAACATTAATCCAACCGCTATTGCAACATAATGATGTAAAACATCACTAAGTTTTTCTTTCATATTCTCCATTGGCATTTCCTCCATTAGAGATAACGGACTATAATAATAACATTGTTTTATAATGCATGTCAAGTTAGTTGACTAAAAAATATAAATAAAAAGTCTTCACATAGAGAATTATTTTTGGTAGAATTAACTTCTTAATTAAAATTTATTAGCCAAAAGGCGGAAAAGGTGTATTACATGTCAAAAACTATTGAAAACCCATACGAAAATTTCATTGCTCTATCTAGGTATGCAAGATGGATTCCAGAGGAGAACCGCCGTGAAACATGGGGAGAAACAGTAGATAGATATTTTAAATTTATGCTAAACCACTTACATGAAAACTTTGGATATGTTCCAGAAGTAGGTTTAGTTAGTGAACTTGTTGATGCTGTTTACAATCGAAATGTAATGCCTTCTATGAGGGCTGTAATGACCGCTGGCGCAGCTTTAGAGAGAGATAATGTTGCTGGATACAACTGTTCGTTTTTGCCAGTAGATAGCCCAAGATCATTCGATGAGACCATGTATATTTTGATGTGTGGGACTGGTGTTGGGTTTTCTGTTGAGTACAAGTATATAAATAAGCTTCCCTCTGTTCCAGAATCTTTTGAACAGTCTACGACAGTTATAGTAGTAGAAGATTCCAAATCTGGTTGGGCAAAAGCATATAGAGAATTACTTGCAATGCTTTGGGCAGGTCAAATTCCCGCAATTGATGTTTCAAAACTTCGACCAGCTGGTGCACGACTTAAGACTATGGGAGGACGTTCATCGGGACCACAACCATTAATTAATCTTTTTGATTTTACAATTGCAAAGTTTAAATCAGCAGCAGGACGTCAACTTAAGCCAATTGAATGTCATGATATTATGTGTAAAATTGGAGAGGTCGTTGTTGTTGGAGGAGTTCGTAGGTCTGCTATGATTTCTTTATCAAATATTAATGATATTGAAATGGCACAGGCTAAATCTGGAAATTGGTGGGAAAATAATACACAACGTGCACTTTCAAATAATTCAGTAGCATATTCACGTAAGCCAGAAATGGAACAATTTATTTCTGAATGGAAAAATTTATATGATTCTAAATCTGGAGAAAGAGGTATTTACAATGTCAAGGCTGCACAATCACAAGCGTCTAAGTATGGTAGAAGGGATCCTGATATTCATTATGGTACCAATCCTTGCTCTGAAATTATTCTTCGCCCATACCAATTTTGCAATCTTTCGGAAGTTGTCATCAGGGAAAAAGACAGCAGAGAGGAAATAGCTAAAAAAGTAAGACTGGCTACAATATTAGGTACATGGCAGTCTACTCTTACTGATTTTAAGTATCTTAGAAAAGTATGGAAAGATAATACAGAAGAAGAACGTTTATTAGGAGTTTCTCTTACTGGACAGTTCGGGCATACATTTATGTCAGGGAAGAAGGGCCTCGATCAATTAGAAACCTATCTTGTTGAATTGAGAAACACAGCAAGAGAAACAAATAAGTTAGAAGCTGAAAAAATTGGAATTAATGAATCTGCTGCGATAACTTGTGTTAAGCCATCGGGTACAGTATCTCAGCTAGTTGGAGTTTCTTCTGGGATGCATCCTTGGCATTCTCCGCATTATATTAGAACAGTTCGTGGAGATAAAAAAGATCCACTTTCAACCTTTTTAAAAGAAGTTGGAATTCCATGCGAAGATGATTTTATGAAACCAGATCAAACTTATGTTTTTTCATTTCCAGTAAAAGCACCAAAAGGTGCAATCGTCAGAGATGATTTAACAGCTATTGATCATTTAAATACTTGGTTGGTGTATCAACGTGCATGGTGCGAGCATAAACCTTCAATTACAGTATCAGTAAAAGAGGATGAATGGATGGATGTTGGTGCTTGGGTATGGAAACACTTTGACGAAGTTTCTGGAATTTCATTTTTACCACACTCTGATCATTCATATAAGCAAGCGCCATATCAGGCAATAACAGAATCTGAATATTTAGATCTTTTATCAAAAATGCCATTGAGTATAAGGTGGGAAGATTTATCTTTTTATGAAACAGAAGACGGGACATCTACAAATGCTACTTTAGCCTGTACCTCTGATGGGAATTGTGAGCTTGTAGATATTTCAGCATAGTAGTATAATGATATTAGGGTAATACCCTAAATTCCTGGGCAACCCGCCCAGAAATAGGAGGTCTTATGAATCAAGATCTTAATAATGATGGAAAGGTAACAATGCAGGAAAAAATTCTAGCAGCGTTAGCAAGCTATGGACGTCACTTTTTAGGTGCCGCTATTGCTCTTTACATGACTGGAAATACTGACCCAGGAGATTTAATTAAGGGTGGTATTGCAGCATGCTTGCCAGTTATTTTAAAGGCATTAAATCCAAACGAAAGTAGCTTTGGATTTACCAAGACTCAGGCATAATTTAATAGTAAGTTAGGACAACTCTTATGCTAAAATAAAGCATAGGAGTTTTCCTATTTTAGGGGTATTTAATGGCTGCACAAAAAAATTTTGAAGTTGACCAAAATTCAACTTTTACATTTGAGGTTCAATATCTAGATGAAGATGAGAATCCAATACAACTTCATTTTCATACTGCCAAAATGCAGGTAAGAGATACCCAGGGTGGAAAAAAATTAGCTTTTACTTTAACAGAAAATGATGGAATTTCGATAAGTCCTACAGAAGGTAAAATATCAATTTCAATAGCAGCAGATAGAACTAATAAAATGTTTTATCCAAAATCTGCATACGATTTAGTTCTTATTGATCCAAGTGTTAATAAAACAAGACTTTTAGAAGGGTATATGACCCTTAATAGGGCCGTAACAATTTAATGGGAACAAAATTAATAGTAACAGAAGATAACCCGCTTGTTATAGTAAGGGCTTCAGGCGCACCAGGAAGAACTATCATTAGTGGTGAAGGCGATCCAAGCAATAGTGTTGGAGTTCCTGGAGATTTTTATTTTGACAAACTGACTACTAGATTCTGGGGCCCTAAAGACACTAATACAGATACTTGGAATTATAATAGTAGTTTTATATTGGATAAACAAATATCATTGACCCATTCTTGGGAATTAGCTCAAGTAACTGGTCCAGTAGATGGTATATATTCTGTAGAAATAGAGCACAATTTAGGGTTCCACCCCAACGTAACCGTAAAATCTAGCAGCGGTGACATATTAGAAACGGGAATAGTCTATAATAGTCTATATAAGATTACACTGACTATGGCACAGCCGTTTTCAGGGACAGCGCATCTGTCTTAAAGGGAGTGAAGAATGGCAAGAAAATTTTTGGTTAGCATTGACCTAAATAAAAACGAATTAATCAATGCCAGAATCCAGAACTTAGGCACAGCACCATCAAGCCCAGTTACTGGTCAAATTTATTATAACAACCAGGATAATTTACTATATTTTTGGAACGGAACTGAATGGTTAACAGCATCTGGTGATTTTGGTGATGGTAATTATACTACAGGATTAAAATTTGGTGAAGCTGTTGATCACGGTTCATCAGCATATGTAGCAAGAGCAGATCACAAGCATGATGTTGCTGATGTAATTGGGACATCAAATCAAGTAACAGTATCTAAGGCAGTTAATGGAGACGTAACCCTTTCTCTTCCCTCTACCTTAAATGTAACAGACGTAAATGCAGCCAATATAGATGCGTCTGGAAATGTTACCGTAGGCGGAACTCTTACAGTAACTGGTCAAACAACACTAAATGATCCATTACAAGTTAATGACTCCCTAAATGTAACAGGATCAGTAGATTTAGATTCAACTTTAAATGTTGATGGATCTACTACGCTACAAGACTCCTTAACAGTATCTGGTAGCACAACATTAAATAATCCAGTTCAAATAAACAGCACCTTAGATGCGACAGGTGCTACAAACCTAGGCAGTACATTAGATGTCGCAGGTAATGCAACATTTGATTCTGCAGTTGATATAAATAGCACATTAAATGTAGATTCAACATCTACTTTTAATGATGATGTTCAAGTTAATGCAGATTTAAATGTAATAGGAATGATCACTGGTAACGTAACTGGTGAAATAACTGGAAATGCTGCAAGCGCAACAAAATTAAAAACAGCAAGAACAATATCTTTATCTGGAGATGTTGTAGGTTCAGTATCATTTGATGGTACGCAAAATGTTGATATAGCAACAACTGTTCAACCAAATTCTGTAGCTCTTGGTACAGACACTACTGGTAATTATGTTGCTACAATTTCTGGAACTGCTGGAGAAGTTACAGTATCTGGTTCTGGCTCAGAAACAGCAGCGGTAACAATTGGATTGCCAGACGATGTTAGCATAACTGGTAATTTATCTATCGGTGGAAACTTAGATGTTGCTGGTTCAATAAATTCAGTAAATACAACTGAGGTTAATATCCTTGATAACAAGGTTGTATTAAATAGCAATGTAACTGATGCCCCTACTGCCGACTCTGGGTTAAAAGTAGAGCGTGGAACATCTGCAGATGTAGAAATTCTTTGGAATGAAACATCTGATCAATGGACATTGACTAATGATGGTACTAACTATCATGAGATAACAAGAAAATATAGTGCTACATTAAGCACATCAGCTACATCATATACTGTAACTCATAATTTGGGAACAAAAGATGTTACTGTACAAATTTATGAAGTTGCTTCTCCATTTGCACAAATAGAGGCAGACGTTGAGCATACATCAACCTCTGCAATCACTATTAAATTTGCATCTGCACCTTCAGCTGGAGCTTATAGAGTAGTCGTTATCGGATAAGGGGTTTAATAATGCCAAAGCTTAAATCATTATTAAACTTAGTAACATTAGAAGAAGATCCAGTATCTGGTAATTCTGGAGATGTATACTTTAACACTATCTCTAAAAACATAAAAATTTATAATGGTGCTATTTGGATTGATTTAACTCCTGGTTCTACAGATCCAGCTCCATTCTACATGCATACACACTCTTATGATGGAGATGTACACACAATAGACATACAAGAAACTATTAACTTTAATACAGATTTAAACAATAATGCACAAGTTGAAGAAGAAATTCCTGTTATAATAGGATTTGATGGTGGTGCACCAGAATCAACATATAACAATGCTTCTTATACACAGTTAACATTGTTAGACGGAGGCGAAATTGACAACTAATTTCCCAAATAGCTTAGATGACTTATCAAATCCACAAGGAACAGACTCTCTTCAAGGCCATGCTCAATTACATACAAATGTAAATGATGCAATAGAGGCTATACAAGAAAAAGTTGGTGTAGACGGCTCCACAGATGCCAACTCTTTAGATTATAGAGTAACGGCATTAGAACAAGCTCCACCAAGCACTGAATCAAAATTAATTTATGAAACAGTAAAAAATGCAACAGGTTCTACAATACCAAAAGGCAAAGCTGTTTACATAAGCGGTGCTGTTGGTGC